AATATGAAATATGATTAAGTGTGAACGTTACGAAAGTAGAAAAAATTTGTTGTATGACATATGGTTAAATCCTAAGTGTCATAAAGAATAGACAATCAGCAGTAAAGTTCCGAATAGGAAATTATTCAACGACTATCCTCCTTGAGAGGAGTACATATATAGTTATGTGGAAATATTTAGACCTAAGTTATAAGAGAAATTTTATAATATGGAAAAGATATAGTCTGTGCTTTATAGAAATATAAAGAAGTTCAAAAAGAGAACTGCTAAAATGTAACGAGTTTTAGTGAACAACACTTCTCATTGTTTTTTATAGAATTTATTTGAAAATTATATATTGACTTTTTCATTTTCTTTTGGTATAATAATAAATGATATTATTAAAAAGGAGGTGAAATCGTTATGGAAAAGACCTTTAAATTTAGGATATATCCAACGAAACAACAGGAGGAATTGATTCAAAAAACATTTGGATGTGTACGGTTTGTTTATAATTTGTTTTTGAGTAGACGTAAAGCGGCTTATGCTGACAATCGTGAAAACGTAACTTTTATAAAATGTTGCAAAGAACTCACATTGTTTAAAAAGGGATTTGTTTGGTTACAAGAACCAGATAAAGGTGCATTACAAAATGCTTTACGTGATTTAGATAAAGCATTTTGTAATTTTTTCAAAAAAACACATAAGTATCCTAAATTTAAAACAAAACGAAATAGACACAAAAGTTATAGAACAAATAGCACAACAGTATCAGTATTAAATGGATATATAAAAATGCCTAAATTGGGGTTAGTAAAGTATCGTGATAACCAAATGATAAATGGTAGAATTTTAAATGCTACTGTAAAACAAACTCCAGATGGTAAGTATTATATATTTATTTGCTGTGCTGATGTGAAATTTGATTATTTTTCAACAACAAGAAAATATGTTGGTGTTGATTTCGGGTTAAAGAATTTTGTTACTATTTCTGATGGCACTTTTTATATGACACCATCTTTTTTAAAAAAATCATTAAAACGACTTGCTAGGTTACAGCGAAAAATGGACAAGAAAAAATATGGGAGTTGTAATTGGGAAAAAGCAAGGATTCAAGTTGCAAAAATGTTTTCCAAAGTTTTAAATCAACGACAAGATTTTTTGCAAAAATTATCTAAAAAAATGATTGTTGATTATGATTTTATTGCCATTGAAGATATTGCTATTGAAAATATGCTAAAAAATCACAATTTGGCAAGAAGTGTTTTGGATGCAAGTTGGTATGATTTTACAAAACAGCTGGAGTATAAAGCAAAATGGTACGGAAAAATTCTTATTAAAATAGATAGGTTTTATCCATCAAGTCAATTATGTAACGTTTGTGGATATAGAAATAAAAAAACGAAAGATTTAAATATTCGTTCATGGATATGTCCTAAATGTGGGACAAATCATGATAGAGATATAAATGCTTCAATTAATATCCTCAAAAAAGGAATGAAAAATTTAGGTATAATTCAATAAATTTTTGTAAAGAACCGTAGGAACTACGGGGATAGTTTGTGGAGATTGTGTAAGACTATAATTATGTATTTGTAATTTTAGCAACGGTCTGAGAAGCAAAAATCTCAAAATGAGAAGTTCAGGAGGCCCAGAAGGTGTCAGATTATACATTCAGTGAACGAATTTTGCCTATGGGAGGAGGAACCAATGCCAAAATTGTTCAAGTTGGAACACCAAAAACGAGGAATCATTTTTATGATGCAATAGAAGGTAAGGCTAAAGATAAATGGACAGTCGTAAAGAGAGATTGGACGCAAACACCACAAAATTGGTTATTGGAAGCAATTTATCTTCCTGACCCCAACACAGGTAAGGAACGTCCATATTCACGATTTATTGTAGAAACAGCTATGCCAAAAATACTTAAAGAACAAATGTTTCCAAATAATCCTGAAGTTTGGACAGAAGGAAACTTATCTGTAGAAGATTTTAAAACACAGTATATGTTAGAATTTATAGATGGTGCAGGTAAATTCCTTACATCAGATGATGTTAAAATTTTAACAAGTGGCGAATATTCATGGTTAGACCACGGGATAATTGGTGAACATTATGTTGCAGGAATTGACTTTGCAGGTTCAAATCCTGATGGTGACAGTACGCAAATTACAGTTTTACGTATAACACGAGATGGGATTAAACAAAAAGTATTTGCAAAAGAATTTAATGACGCTAGTTATCCAGAACAAATGTATTACATTTCTAATTTGTTTGGTGGTTATAGACCTCGATTTGAATGTAAAAAGATATTTGCAGATTACACAGGATGTGGTGCGGCAGTTGTTCAGACATTGCAAGAAGAATTTGGATTAAAAAATATTGAAGGTATTATTTTTAATGCAAGAGATAAATATACAAATTCAGGCATGAATCTTAAAAATGCAATGTATGGTAAATGGAGACAAGAATTTGATAATAAAAAATTCCAATATCCGACAAAAGAAAGATTCTGTGAATCCAAAGCGGATGGAGCAGGTGTGGAAAATCTAAATTATTATCATAGAATGGTTGGTGAATGGGCAGATTTGGAACAGACAACAACAGGATATTCTGTAAATAAAAAAATTGAAGCGTCAAGCGGTTCGCATGATGACGTTTGTGATGCAGATGTTCTTGCAAATTTTGCCGCTGTTGCAGGGCAACGTTCATCTATGCCAAAGCCAACAAGAGGAAGATTCAGAGTATAAAAAAGAGAGAATTTATCTCTCTTTTTTTTTGTATAAAAAGTATTTTTTTTGTGAATATGGTGATAAAAGTTTTTAGAAAATTTATATAATAACACTGAAAGGGTTGATGGCTAATTGAAAACTACTATTTTAGATAATGGATTAAAAATAATTACAGATGAAACAGATGGAGATTTTGTAACAGCTTCTTATTTTGTAAATAAAGGAAGTATTGATGAAAAAGAAAGTACATTAGGAATTGCACATTTAGCTGAACACATGGTTTTTAAAGGAACTACAACAAGAGATAAAAATGAAATTTGGGAATTTGTTCAAAGAAACGGTGGGGAGCTAAATGCTTATACATCGACAAATTCAACGTGTTTTTACTGTACTTCCTTAAAAGAATTTGGATTTGATGCTGTTGAAATTGTTTCAGATTTGGTTTGGAATAATACAATTCCGCAAGAAGAATTTGAGCTAGAAAAATCAGTTGTTATTGAAGAACTTAAAATGTATCATGATGATGCAGAACATCGTGTATATGATTTAGCAACGAAAACACTGTTTAATAAATATAAAAATAGATGGTCGAACGGTGGAACACCTGAAACAGTTTCAAAAATTACAAGGGATGATATGGTAGAATATATCAATAGAGTTTTTGTTCCAAAGAACATTACAGTATGCGTTACGGGTAATATAAAGCACGAAGATGTTGTTGATTATATATCTTCCTATATAGAAGGTTATGAATTTTCTGATTCTAATGAAAATTATAGGGATGCTGTAGATGAACTTAATTTGGTTAATGGATTTGAAACAATTGATGGAACACAATCAACAATGTTTGCTGTTTGGGAGACAAAAATAAACAATGAACGAGAACTAATGATTAATTCTATCTTATCTAAAATTCTTGGCGGTGGATTTGGTTCACGCATGATGCCAATTCGTGAAGTATACGGATATGCTTATACGGTATATTCAAACTATGAATTTAACAGTTACGATGATAAAGCATATTGTTTTGTTTATGCAGGATTGAATAAAGATAATATTGAAGTAACGAAACAGTTGATTGCTGATAATTTAGATAAATTTATTTCTGATGGGATAACTGAAGCAGAATTTAATCAAGCAATTGTAAGAAATATTAGTTCATTAAAGAAGAAGAAATGTTTCTGCGAAGATTTGAATGATTTTAAACTTTCACAGCTTTCGTTCGGTGGTTCATTAAGTGTTGATGATTTAATTGAAATTTTGGATACTCTTATACTTGAAGAAGTAAATGAATATATAAAGAATGTATTTAGCAATCATAAGGTTGTATATATGGTGGTGGAACAAAAACAGTGAATGAAGAAGAAACAGTAGTAGAATTAACAGAAGAAGAAATGCGGACTACAGAAAATTTTGATTTAGTCCCGCCGTTTGAACCATTATATGAATGTATCAAAACAGATAAAAATAGAATATGGTTTTACTATGAAGAAAAAATACACAAGTTGGTAGGTTGGCTTGGATATATGAAGTCTTTTGATAAAGAAGAACTTCTACAACAAGCATATATATATTTCCATACATTGTGTGAAGCGTATGACCCATATTATGACGGTAAATTCTTTAAGTTTGACAGATATTTGTTCAAGAATATGATTATTAAACTCAGAGCACATATACAGCGTTATTATTTCAAAGGTGGAAGGGAAAAACCGTCGGATTGTGATTTCTTACTTGAGACTGAAACGGTTGATGTGATTGGCGCAACGGAATCAGATTTATATATGACACATATATTTGATACGTTAGAAGAACGTTCAAGAGAAGTGGTTGAACTAACGTTAGCGGGATATAAACAGCAGGAAATCGGTAAGAAATTAGATATTAGTCAAAGTAGGGTTTCTGTTATTAAGAAGAAAGCATTGAAACAGTTGTATTTAATCTTAGACGAAAAGCATACTGATGATGAAAAACGTGAAATGCAAATAAATGATATAAAAGAATATTTGTTCGACAAGTTAATTACATTGGAATCGAAGTAATAAATAAAAAGGGGAGATTTGTTCTCCTCTTTTGTATTTGTCTAGCAAAATAAGCGATTTTGCTAATATAAATATTTTTTTACACTATTTTCTTAGTAGATAAATTTAGCGGTTCTGGCTGATTTCGGAACTTACAAAGACGGAGATGAAAAAATGATTAAACGTGTTGCAGACTGCGGATTTGATGATGATGTTTTTATTAAACTTGCAGAATCTATGAAACAAAATGAAAAAAAACTTTTTTCTGTTGCAAGTTCTGAATCTGAAGCAGATAAAATTCAGAAAGAACTGCAAATGAGCGGACATACCATTGAAGTTGAACAAGATGGAGAAAGATATAATATATATTATTATACGTCTGAAAAAAAGGCGAGTGATAATATAGAATATACAGCTATGCAAAAAACAGCAGGTGTATATGATTATGATTTTGACGATGGTTCAATTTGGACTTTAAAAACCATTGATGGTGAACAATATTTAGTTAAAAACGTGGATGAAGATAATGAAGATGAAGTGATTCGCGTTAAAACTGCAAGTAAAAACCATAAAATAACTGTAGATGCAGTTGATGAATCAATTATCAAAATTCTAAAGAAGAACAAATTAGTTGTTTCATCAAAATTAGTAGATAATATTAAGAAAGACGTTATTTCAAAGGTTATTTTGAATAATTCCGTTGAAGCAAAGATTAAGGATTATTATGTTACACAAGTAAAAGGAGAATAAGGAATGGTTAAAGATTTGCGTGAACATAGCGTTTATAACAAAGAATATGATTATGACCTTGACCTTAATTGGCGCGACGATGGAGATGTGTTAGGCGATGCGTCAATGAATGATTATCTTAAAGGTTATCAGATTGAACCATATGCTTTTCAACAATGGGCAAAGGATAAGAAAAAGAATATTAAAACTGCTACAAAAGAAGTTATTGTTATGCAGTTTTATCCTGAGTACCTTGCTGATTATATTTTAACACTTTGGAATGGTATTGATGGTGCATTACAAGATTTCTTTGAAGGGTTTACTTTACGTTATAATAATGATTTGAAGATTGCTATTGCAAATGAATTAAAGAAAAAGGGATATAAAGTATTTCCTGTTCTTGTAGATGACCGTGCATTTTATGCGAATAAGCGTTTAGTTAATATTATTAAAACGGCAAGCAAGAAAGATGTAAACACTAAGATTGCAATTGCGAAAGAACTTTTTAAGAAAAGCGAAGCGTTAAAACTTTGTTTTGGCGAGATTGATGATATTACTGAGATGGGAACAAAGGTTACTGCCAGTCGCGTTTCTGATTTACTTCAATATTACAGTGCTATATTCCCTGAAGATTATGCAATCTGTCTTACAAAGAATTTAATTGATAATAAGATAGATACAGGGTTTGAAAATTATCAAGACTATGGAATCTCCGATGAGGGATTAAATAGTATGGAAAAAATGTTAAGTGGAAATCAAGATAGTTATTTTGAACAGCCGAATGGCGGTAATACAAATAGCACTGATATGGGATATGATTATGTAAGTCAGATGCGCGGTTTTGATGGTGTAAGACCTGAACAATATGAGCTTCCTGTTTTACATGCTAAAAAAAAAATCTAAAAGCTGATGCGATTGGAAATATACCATTAAGTATGGTAATGGATGCAATAAATGAAGCATCGGAAAATGTAAGTGTGATGCTAGATGAAAAATTTGCTAATCCACCTACACCAATCAGAAGTATTCGAAAACAAACAAATAAAGCAAAAAGCAATATTGATACATTTTACACGGTAATAAATATACCTGATGTTTTAGATGTATATGAGGTTTGGCGTATAACATTGGATAATCAAGAATACGAAGAAGTATTTGTAATATTATCCGCTGTATGCGAATTGGCAGGTTATAAAAAGCCAACGTGGTCTGATGTTAAATATTGTGGATTTTATAGTACAGTTGATGAAGCAATAAATGAAATATATGCTCGATTAGCGTAAAGAGCAGGGAAGTGAGAGAAACGTGGCAAACTTTTTTGGTGATATGCTTGAAAGACAAGCTAAAGTAGAAACCCCAAAATGGATAGATGATATTCAATTTCGTAAAGTTGTAACGCCAAAACTAAATGTTGAATTTGATACAAATACAATTCTACAAAAAAATGTAACTGCTAATCGAATTGAAAATGTTGGAAATATTCGTGAATTAAAAGTTACATTGACAGATAAACAATTACAAGTCTTTGCAATTAATGAATTAGCAAAGACTTTGCGTGGTAGACATTATAAAGTAACTGCCAATGTTAAAGACGGTGTTGCTGTTTGTAATGTAAATTTTGAGAATAATCCTTTCGAATATGAATTTGTTTATAATGATATTGATGGCGTAATTACTCCTTCAAAAACATTTACAGCACGTTGCGGTGAGGATGTTGAAGAATATCCATTTAACAATGCAGGTATTGAAGATTCATTCGAAGATAGTAAAAACATTGATACAAAGAAGTCAATAAAGACAAAGAACGCACGTTCTGATTATTCTATTATTACACGTTATGAAATTGTTCAACGTTGTAATAATAAACTAACATTAGCAAAAGAACTAATTGAGAAAAACATTAAAGAAGAAAATATTGTTGCTGTTGGCAGTAATGAATATGCTTCTATTTATGATGTGAATATGCTGTTTCCTGATATGCGTGAAGGAATGGAAAAACAAGCATCACATACATTCAATTATGTTGATAATAAAGTTTCTGAACGTATTAATGAAAAGAAAACAGCAAATCGTTTAGCAATTGAAGCAATATCAAGAATGAATGAAAATTTCCATATTGATAAGATTGTTTCCGCTTCACGTGACAATGATATATTTAAAGTGAAATCAGTTATTGCACATAATAATATTAGAGACGAATATACATTCGTTTTTGATATTTCTAAAGAAAAAATTTCTCATTTAGCAGGAATAGAAGATGAATCAAATTTATATTCTGTAAATCAGCTTGTTAATAAATTTAAAGAAGAAGATGCTAATGTTGCAGAATATATTTATGAATCAGAGCCTACAGCAGACGGATATGTATATTCAATTAATCAAATTACAAAGCGATTATCTAAGTATGTTCCAAAAAGTGAAGTAGAAAACCTTATTCAAAATTGGTTTGCAACGAATAAAGTATCTAAAATCACATCAGATAAAATCGCGAGTAAATATTCTGTAAGTGAATTGATTCGTACTGCAAAATTCTTATCAAAAGATGATGTTGAAGATATACAAAAGCAACAACGAAAATTTGGTGAAGATGAGCGTTTCTATTTCTATGAAGTTCAAGACGGCGATACTCGTAATGAACTAGCAAAAAAAGCAAGAGATGATTATAAAAACAGTTTGGTTAAAAAAATTGGAAAATATTTTTCTAATTTTGATGTTGAAGTTTTAGGCGGCGGCGAGATTTCAATTCGATTTAATAGTCCTGATGGGAAAAATCGAAGTGTATTTGCTTATGTAGAAGATGGCGATATATATTGCTATGTAGGTGAAAACACATATGCTTTGAATAATTTGCAAGAAATGTTCAAAACAAGTGAATTGCTTTCTGCATATGCTATACCACAAAACGAGAATCTTTCACAAAAACATAAACTTATCATTAGTTCTATGCAGTTTGCAAACAAGCTAAAGGATTATTTAACAACAGAACAAGTAAATGAGTTAATTCAGAATTTGATTAGTGATGGTAAGCTAGTTGACATTGGCTCAGACAAATATGCAAGTAAATATTCCTTTAATCAACTTCTTAATGAATATACAAATCCAATTGATAAAGAAATCAAAGCACATAATCTTGTTAAATCTAATCGAACAACGTTAATGAAATTAGTTCGCAATTATATCAATGATGGAGATACAAGAACTGCTATTGCATTAAGTAATTCCGAAAAGAAATATTCTGATATATACAATAGAATTGCTAAATATATCAGTGATTTCAAGCTAAATGTTTTAGGCGGCAATAAAGTTGTTATTAGTTTTGTTTCCAAAGATGGAAAACAACGTAATATATATGCAAGTTATGATAATAACAATATTATGTGTGTTGTCGGAAACAAAGAAATTCCAATTAAAAATCTTGCCGATAGGTTTAAAACAAATCCTGTCTTAAAACAATATGTTGCTGATGGAACACCGAATGAATCAGATAGAATTATCATTTCGAAGAGAATGATTCATAAATATCTTGAAGATATACTTAATGAAGATGATATTGATGATTTTGTTAGCGAGCAAGTATCTAATAATAATCTTATCCCACTGACAGGTGATAATCGTATTTTTGCATCGGAAATGTCTTTCGAAGATTTAATTCGCAATTGCAATTGTGATGTAGATAAAGCATTACGAAAGAATAACCTTCTTAAAAAGAGTAAAGTGGAAGATAAGAAATTTGATTTAGAAGATGTTCAAGATTGTGATACACGTAATGCAAAGAAAATATTGACAGAAGCAGATTTCAAAGTGCAATTTAACAATGCATTGCCAGACAATATTGAATGTGTTGAATTTAATGATATTTCTGTTTCTGATGTGTATGCGCGTTGTACTGCTAGTGTATTTAATAAAACAAATGGTTTAACAATAACGGCTAATTTTGATATGCGAGTACATGACGGGATGATTAATACAGATAGTATTAGTAATTTGGATTATATGTTTAATCTTTCCACTGTGAATAAGCATTATAATAAATTCAATGATATTTCTGACCACAATCATAAAGTAATTATATCAAAGCGTGTATTGAAAGAAAAGTTAGAAAAAATAGCAAATCTTGATAATATTGATGCTGTTATTAAACAGTGGGAAGATACAAACAAAATTACGTCTGTTTCAGATGATAAGTTTGTATCTGAGTATAGTATTGAAGATTTGATTTCTTCTTCTAATATTGTTGCTTATTCTGATGATGAAGTACAAGCTCGTTATAATAAATCCAAAATCAATACTTTAGTTGTTCCAAAAGAATATCATGTACAAGATTCTGATATTAAAATTCTTTCAAATGTTACAGATGGGAAAACAAAAGACCACCTGAATGACATTAAGAACGAATGCAATAGTATGCTAGATGAATTGGTTGCAAAAAATATGGTTACATCTAGCAGAGTATCTAAGATTAGAGAAGCGATTAATAATGCAGAAGATTATACTGAATTAGATGATATTAGTAAAAATATCAATCGGTATATGGAGTAGGTGTTTAATTTGAAGCGTTTGGTTGCTTTAACAAATGAAGATATGCAAAATTTGGAATTGGAATATTGCCGAATGATAGAAAAGTATAACAAAGGTTATTCTGATGAGAAAAACGGCAAATTCCAATTAAAAGATTTAGATGAAGATGATACGGATAAAAAAACTTTTATGATAACGACTAAAAATTTAGTTGATTATGATGATAATTTAACGCAGACAAATCCACGACCAGGTATACCTGGTTTTTGGAGTGATAGTATGCGTTGGATAGGAAGGTAAGATGAAATTCGTAAAACTTCCAAAGAAATTCCATATTATATATCATGGTCGGTTTAGAAATAAAGTAGTTGAATGGTATTTTGGTAATATTTGTAATTTGGATTGTTCTTATTGTTTGAATGCGTATACACGTAATGATTATTACAGAAATATGACATTTGAAGAAACAAAGAAAACAGTTGAATTTATCAATACTTTAAAAGGTGTATACCAAACAATATTCATTGGCGGTGAGCCGTCATGTTTTGAACATTGTTTGTATGCTGTGGAACATATTCAAGATTGCAGAGTAAACTTAATGACAAATGGTATGAATGAAAAGTTTATTCAAGATGCTGTGCAATTTGCTACACAAGATAAACCAATGCTAATTTGTTGTTCTATGCACTATGAATATTACATGCAAGATAAACAGCGATATATGAATCATTTACACAATTTGATTGATATTTGCAAAGATAATCCGTTTGTTGAATTAGAATTTCTTATGTTGTTGGACAAGGATATGACGCAACAATATAAGGAACTAATTGAATGGATTGTTCGTAATGCAAAAGGGTTTAATAAAAATTTCGGATATAGTGTTAGCTATGTTCGTCGAGATAATTCAATTGAAGAAGCCGTAAAAAATTATGTATCAATGTCTATTTTGGATGCGGATGTTAGAGATGTTATACGTGAAGATTTAAAAGAAGATAGAATGTCTTTTATTAAAGAAAATCCACATTACCATAAGCAATGTCCATGTTTTAAGAATTATATCAATATAAGATTAGATGGTAGGTTAAAACACGCAGATTGTGCGCATCCGATATATTCTAAGAAATCAATTTTTGATGATGATTTTAATTTAGAAGAAGAACAACATTATATTGAATGCTGTGAAAAACACACAGAAAATAATGGTACTTGCAGAAATGTTTTAGGTAAATTTAAGTGGTGAAAGAAATATGAAGCGATTAAAGCGGATAGCAAAACAAATGTATTCAAAGCCAACGCTAGAATTAAGTGGATTTCTTACGCCTAGTGGATTATACTATACATTTTCTGTGAGATTGCTAAATAAAAAACCGATGTATTCAATTAATTGCAGGGATGTATTTGATTCATGGTCTGTGTATGATGGTGAAGATTTTGAGTTTTCATTTGAATTTTATTGTGAATTAGCAATAGCAATAAAAGGATTAAGTTTTGCAGAGGATTTTGCAAGACAGAAACAACGCATTGAAAGTAAAATCAATGATTTAGTTGAACAGGAACAAGATTTGACGATTAAAATGAAGCCGTTGTTCCTAGGTGATTCTGAATATGCAAATTGTTAAGGTGATTTAAATGAAACGATTGATTTCAAGACCGATAACACACAGAGAAATTCCTTTGCAAATTGGATTAAATTTCAAAGAATATGAAGATAGAATAAATGAGTTTGGAGAAATACAAAATAGTAAATATACAACACCATTTATTTTTGAAGAACCGAATGATGCTATGGAATGGAGACTAAAAGACCAAAATTCAGCATATTAAATTACGCTTCTGTTATTTCGTTAATAGGTAAAGCGAATTTAATATTTGAAATTTATATAAGGATGTGTGACAAGTAGTGAAAGTTGAACGTAATAGCGGTGCATTACCTAAGTGGTTAAATGATTTAGCAGAATGTATGCGCGGAGATAAGCAAAAGAAAGTAGCTGTTAAGAATGTGCAAAATCTTCCAAAGGTAAATTGGAAAGATGAAACATTTTATGTAGATTTTACAAAGCAGGGTGCTGTTTTATATAATTCTTTCGGTAACGAAGTACAGCTTGTTGATGGTGCTACTTCTGTTGATGAAGTAAACCGTTATATGAACGAAAACTCTGTAGTTGCTTCATTAGATGGGAACGATTCTACGGATAGTCAAGATTCAGTGGATGAAGCAATGACGAAACAGGCAAATGAAACAGATGATGCTTTTGAACTAGAGCTAAAGAAAATTGCAGATACTATTGATAATGAAAAAGAAATCGAAGTTGTTGATGAACATCCAATGGATGAACCAACAGTAGATGATAATGAACCTTCAATAGATGAAGTAAAAATTGTTGAAGATGAAATTGAGCCAACAGATACAGTTAATAATACAGTTGTTGGTGAAGATTGCATTCCACAATCTTCTGAAGATTTAGTAGGAGAACCTTCACAGTCGGCTGAAGATGTTTGTGACGCACCTGCACAAGAAATTATGTATAGAGATAATGCCCTTACGACAGTTGGTGAAAATGCTTCTGATACACCTAGTATTGCTGTTGGCGATACAGTTTATGTCGGAGGTCATCCTTGTACATTTCAAGGTGTTACAACACTTCCAGCAGGTACAGAAGTTCATGTAGTTGACCTTCCTGTAGAAGAAACAGTTGAAGAACTTCCTGAAGAAGAAGTTACAGAAAAAGTTGTTGCTGAAGATGAAAATACAAATTCTGCTGATTCTACTGATACTAACACAGAAGATACACAAACGACAGATTCTTCAACAGATACAAATACTTCTGATTCATCTGAGTTTGTTTCTAAGGCAAGTTATAATCGTCTCCTTTCTATTGTTAAGAATCTCGAACGTAAGATTGCAAAAATGGAAGGTAATAAGATGACTAAGAACACAAAGGGTTTTTCACGTAAGAATAAGCGTAACAAGCTAGTTGCTTTCACTGAAGCACAACACGCTTACACTACGATTCCAAACGATGCGTATGACCTTAATAGTCAAGATTTGGAAGTGCAACATTTTGTTGACAGTGCTGAACTTTCTAAGTTTATTATTGATAAGGAACATGAATTAGACCTTTCAAATATGCGTGACCGTGCAAAACTTAATGACTACTTCCTAAATGATTTACTGTCAGTTTATGAAGATTTAGGCGATGTTATTGATGAAGCTGTATCACCAACGGATGATGTTGTTATTGATGATGTTATTGAAGAACCATCAGAACAGGTTGTTGTTATCCCATCAGAAACAATCGAGGAAGTAAATCCTGAATGTGATGATGAGTATTGTGATGTTGTTCTAATTGATGATGATAAAATGCTAGATGAATTTGCTGAACAGAATTGTCCTATGTGTCATGCACACAAGTCGCTGAAAGGAATGCGAAAGGTAGCAGGTGTAATCGGCGTTTCTTGTTCAAAGTGCGGGAAAGAATATGCTGTTTCCGCTAATAATAAAGTTTATGCAAAGAAGTAAGCGGAGGTTAGTAATATGTCAGATATGATGATTCGTGGCGAGAGTATTCTTGCAATGGTAAATGATAATACAAGTGTTGAACAAATGCTAACAACAATGGGTGTTCAACCAACAGAAGATTTAGTTAATGAAGCTGTTACTGAGTTTTCACTAAACGGTGATACAATTACAATGGAATCACTATATAATTTCCTTAAAGAAAAAAAGATTCTTTCAAAAAAGCATCTTGTCAATAATAAATTAGCTTCTGTTGTTGATTTACGTTAATTTATAAATTCAAAAAGTATTTAGCGATTAAACTAAATACTTTTTTTGATTTAAACAATTCATATTTTGAAATAAAAAAAGCGATTTTTATGCTAAAACGTATTGACAAAAATCGTTTTATGTTATAAAATAACAATAACAAAGCGCGAAAGCGATTTGTTGAAGAACCTCTTTCTAAAACCTTCTTTCTTACGAAAACGGGAACAAAAAAGTTCCCGTTTTTTGTTATATTTTACTTGCAGTAATCTATTAAATAATTAGAAAGGAAAATTTTTGGAGGAATTGCATTGATTTTAAGAAAAGATATAAATAAGAATAATACGATTGATTATGATACAGATAATTATTATGGCGAATCTAACATGAAGGTATCGTACATTGACGATGAAGAAAATAATGATGATTTTTACGGAGAAAAAAATGATGATGTGAAAATTAATGAAAATGATTTTCTTAACAGTTTAGATGGTGGTGAACCAAAACCTAAGAGACAAAAACAAAAGAGTACAACAAAAACGTATCGTTCCACTACAATGAAAAAGAAGAAGAAGTTGGATGTTGTGTATGATATTGGAGAGGATGTTGTATATCGGAGAAAAAACGCAAAAGTAATGTACGGACCTTATGAAAAAAACTATAAAATGTTTTACGAATTACAAATGGAAGATGGTACAGTGACTTGTGCTGTAGCACAATCTGTACGAAAAGAAAAGGTTTAACCTTTTCTTTTTTTTATAAAAAATAATTGTAGATAAAAAATAAAACAAAATAAGTATGTGCGGAAACATAATGATTATAGGTGTATCATATAATATTTAACATTTGAACGAATAGAAAATTCGTGAATTTTTTATCTCTGATAATTGAGGTGATTCGCAATGAATAAACCCGTAGCAGGTAGCACTTATCGTAATCTAGGTGCTTTCATGCAAGAATTACGTGTATCCGCACAAAAAGACCCCACAATGAAAGTTAATATCAATGAAGGTTCATTTTATACAGCAGGTATGAAGTTCGTTGAATATGATGGTGGTGTTTCACCTGTTATTAAAGCACCTGCAAGTCAAAGTTCTTGGGTTGTTGTTGCACTTAATAAACAAGGAACGATTTATGTTATTGAAGGTGTTCCTTCTGCAAAGCCAGAACTACCTAAGATTGAAAAACATTTCCTTCCACTAGCGGCAATTTATCTTACATCAATGTCTGTTAAAATTACAGATGATATGATTTTTGATATTCGTCCTTTCTTTGCTAGTGGTAGTTATCCTGGTGACCATGCACTACTTGAAAATACTTCCTTACCAAATAGTCATCCAATTTCTGCTATTAGTAATCTTCAAGAAACACTTGATAAGAAAGTGGAATATGCTGATTTAGATAAATTTGATGCTCGCCTTGATAATATTAAAGGAACAAATGCGGCAACATTTATTCTTAATCAAGCACAGACAGGTGAACCTATTGCTAATGTTGGTATTTCTGTTCATCGTGGTGATAGAAATAATGTTGGTATTCGTTATAATGAACGTAGTGGCGCATGGGAATTTTCGAACGACGGTTCTGTATGGAATGAATTTGCTACAGTATCTTCCTTAGATGGTGGATTAAAAGGCGCAACAGCTACAGCAAAAGGAACAGTAACACTTTCAGTTGAACCTGCTGACCCATATAAACCTGTTGCTGTTGGTACGAATGACCCACGTCTTGAAAAGATTGATGATAAAGCAGATAAAGACGCTGTTTATACCAAAGAAGAAGTAAACGAAAAACTTCAAGGTAAGATTGATGAAACAAACACTTACACTCGTGATACAATTGATACAATGCTCCGTGGTAAGATGGATGTTAATACAATCTATACAGAAGCACAGATTGATGCAAAACTTCTTGGTAAGGCAAATGTCGGTGATTGCTATAATAAGTCTGAATCAGATGTTCAATTAGATAAGAAAGCAGACAAAGAAGATATCTTCTCAAAAGAAGAAATTACTGACAGCTTTTCACGCAAAGCAAACAAAGACGATGTTTATACAAAGTCTGAAACTGAATCACGACTTGCAGATAAGGCAGATACAGAAGAAGTATATACAAAGGATGAGGTAGACGGATTCTTAAATCTAAAGGCAAATAACATTGATGTATATACAATGGAAGATGTTGATGACCTCCTTAAAAAGAAAGCAGATTCAGAAAATTCTTATAATAAACAAGAAATTGATGATGCTCTTGCACTGAAAGCTGTTAAAGAAGAAGTGTATAGCAAGACTGATGCTGATGCAAAATTTGACTTAAAGGCAAATGCAGAAGAAACATATAAGAAACAAGAAGTCGATGACGCTCTAAATCTTAAAGCTAATTCCGCAGATGTTTTTAAGAAAAATGAAATTGAAACACTCGTTAATGATAAAGTAAATCGTAATGAAGTGTTTACAAAGGCAGAAGTAACAACAAAACTTGTTGATTATGCTACAAATGATTCAGTGACAACAAAACTTGGTGATTATGCTAAGAAAGAAGATGTTTATACAAAAGCAGAAATCGGCGTACAGATGAATGATAAGGCAGACAAAACTACTGTTGAAAATTCACTTGCTGAAAAAGCTGATAAAGCAGATTATTATGCTTCTTCTGTTATTGATGCTAAATTAGCTGATTATGTAAAGACAACAGATTTTACTGTTCTTAAAACACAAGCGGCTAAAGTTGCGGATGTATATACAAAAGCAGATATTGATGCTAAACTAGCTGATAAAGGAAATAAAGCCGAACTTATTAATCTTCTTGCCGATAAAGTAGATAATGGTGATATGGCGGCTTATGCAGATAAGACATATCTCAATACTGTTCTTAATGATTATGCAAAGAAAGTAGATGTTCTTTCCGCACAGTATGTTGATACACAGCTTCAACAGTACGCTAAGAAATCAGAAACAGTTACGACTGTTTCACTTAATACAACGCTTGCTGATTATGCAAAGATTGTAGATTCAGTGACAAATACATCTTTAACAGCGACATTAAATGATTATGTTAAAACAACAGATTTAAACAATACAATTCTTGCTCCTTATGCTAAGACAGCGGATGTTGTTTCCACAACAGCACTTAACACAACACTTGCTGATTATGCGAAGTCTGTTGATGTTGTTTCTAATACTTCACTTAATACAACACTAAATGATTATGTTAAGACAACAGATTTAAACAATACAATTCTTACACCTTATGCAAAGACTGCTGATGTTGTTGCAAATGCAACATTAACAACAACGCTTGCAGATTATGTAAGAAAAACTGATTCTGTATCATCTGTTGTGCTTGAATCACCAAATCATACAAAATATAAGATTACAGTAGATGATAGTGGAAACCTTTCTGCAACACCTGTGTAATCTAAAAACATATATAAAAAGGCGTACAAACTTGTACGTCTTTTTATATATAATATTTTTGAAGGACTATATATATAGTAGAAATAAGTATTTTTGCTATATAAATGAAAGTTTGGTGAGAAACATTTGAGACGAAATCATAAAACTGTAGTGGCAAGCAGTAATTTGGGCAATCTTGCTATGAGTTCACTTATAAACAAAGATGAGTTGCCAAAAAATATACAACAGAAAATGACACGAAACGCCAAACGAACAGTTAGGGCAAATTCCGCAGAAATAACTATTGGCAATCCGACATTTTATCAACCGTTATTTCAATCAACAAATTTACTGTTACCACGCGATAGACGCGAAAGAAATGAATGGTGTAGACATTTTTATCGAACAGAACCAATTGTAGCTACTGCATTAGATTTACATACAGAATTTCCAATTTCAGATTTAAATAATGTTTGTTCTGACCCATACATTAAAAAGTTTTTTGACTATTTGGCTTTTGAAAAGTTAGATATGGTAAATCTTTTACTAGAAATTGGATTGGAATATTGGAAATTAGGCGATGTATTTCCTTTTGGACAATTTAATGAATCTGAGGGATTGTGGGAAGGATTTACTTTATTAAACCCTGACTATGTTAATGTTAATGCATCTATTTTTGCAAAAGAACAGCAGATAGAATTAATTCCTGATGACCAGGTAACAAATATTATTGCAGGTGGACCATCAGGGCAGTTTGGTGATTTATATAGACAATTCCCTGAAGATATTGTTATTGCTGTAAAACAAGGAAAAAATATTTCATTAGATTCTAGGTTGGTATCGCATATTGCACATAAAGCATCACCATACGAATCATGGGGATTACCGTTAATGATGCGTTGTTTTAAGACGTTGATTTATAAAGATAAATTAAGACAAGCACAAGATGCTATTGCTAATAGACATATTATGCCATTGCGTGTGGCAAAAATAGGTACACCTGGTGAACCAATGCCAACGCAGGATGATATTGATGCATTTAGAGATATTCTAGCAGAGGGCGAAGATGACCCGAACTTCTTCCTTGTGTATCATTATGGGTTATCTTTTGATTATGTTGGTAGTACAGGGAAAATATTACCATTAAATACTGAATTTGATTTTATACAAAACGAATTAATGACAGGTCTTGGAATTACACAGGCAATGTTAAATGGGGATGGGAGTACATATTCTACGGCACAAGTTGGTGCAGAAGCACTTGCAAGAAGATATGCTTCTTATCGTTTGCGTTTGGAATCATGGATTAGAAAGAAAGTATATCGACCAATTTCAGAAGTTCAAGGGTTTTATAAGCCAAAAAATGGAACAATTGCAATGAAGAATATGTCTCCGAGAGAAATACGTCGTGCAGTATCAAATAAAGAAATGGAATTAATTGTTCCAAAGCTATTGTGGCAACAACAAGATTTAACATCAAATCAAACGGCGATGAATTTCATTCAAAGTTTACGTGATAAAGGATTAGTTTCAATGACAACGGTATTGCCACTATTGTCACTTGACCCCGAAACTGAGAAACGAAATCTTGAAAATGAACGTGGCACTGTATTTGATGAAAATGCACCTAAGACAGGTCCGCTTATTCAAGAAGGTAAGCCAATCAATAATGCATTTGAAACTGGCGACACAATAAGAGAAAATGCGCCAAAACGAGAAGATAATATTGAAGATTCTGCTACTTCACGCCCAACAATAAATACAGAAAAACCGACAACAGGTAATAATCCTGAAGATTTTGGATTAGAACGGAAAACGTCTTTAGATTTTGATAATGTGTTTACTAAACGTGGGGATAATAAAGTAATGAAGCGGATAAAAACAAAGCAGGATTAATTTCCTGCTTTTTTGGCAAAGGATATATAAGATATGAATAAAGAACTAAATGGAATATGTAAATTAGCAAATCAAACAATCAATGATGTGTTAAACAATGCTTATTTTGATGCGCCGATATATGAAAAATCGAATCGCGTTTGTAATGAAATTAAAACGTATATACCGATGATTAGAAATGCGGCGATAAATAGTATGACAGATGTTTATAATGGCTCTAATGGTGTAAGAAACTTTGAAGATAAATATATAACAACGTTGCAGGAAGATTTTCAACCAAAATTCTATCTTATGTTGGAAAAGATTTATAATCAATATAAAACATTTAATCATAGTGAAATTCAGGAATGTATTAAGAGAATTATTGCAAAAGAGTTTTCTTATGTATATAAAAATATACAGTATATTGTTGCCAAAGAATTAAAGTTAAATGTGAATTTTGTTGCATCTGATTCATCATGTAATGTTTGTAAATTTGTAGCGAGAAATAATACGCCTACGGATGATTTTATTTGTGTGGATTCGTGTGATTCTTATTTTGTTCGACCTGCGGAAATTTTTGATACAGATAATTTGATTTCTAATGATATTAAATTTTTTAATGTACCGAAAAAATATAAAAATTCAATAGCATCGTTTTACAAAATGATAAAGATTCGATATCCGCACATGATAAAGACGAATGTTAAAATTAAATTTATCACAGAATATGATTTACAAGATAAATTCAATGAGTTAGCTGATAAAATTCAATTTTGCTTTGATAGTGATTCAAATGAATATGTTATTGTTTTTGATGAGTATACTTATAGACATTTTATATTACGGGCGATATTAGATAATTCAAATGTAGATTCTTTGTTGCAAGAAATGTATTATCGTCGGATTAGTAAAGATGTGATTTTTACAGAATCAAAGTTTATTTCATATTTAGCGGAACAGAATGAACAAGAGTTTTTTTATGAATCTGCAATATCATATATATTAAATCCTAATGCACTTTTCAACATTGATGTAGAATTGTATAAGTGGATGCAATCTGCTTTTGAAAGAGAGGTTGTTATTTGATGTCTGTTTATACATTTGAAATTAAGAAAAAAGATGATACATTGGCTTTAGTTAGTGTAGATGTTGAAAATAAAGATATAGGGTTTTCTTGGTATAGTGATAACGAATTAAATGAAATTCTAAATATTTTAGTTGATGTTCCACAATTAATAATAATGACAGGAGATTCTGTTGGTAGTTCATATATTGTAATGAAAGAAATCATTGGGTTAGATGATGAACGGTTTTATGACGCATTGAAAAGTCAATTAATTGAATATGATTTTTCTGAACGTAGTTATTATGATGATAAATCATTACAAGATGTTTTGAATTAGTAAAAAATCTCCTTAAATAAGGGAGAGAAACGATATGCAATATAGACGTTTAACGCCATATTTCTCACCATATACTCATGATGTAATTCAATCTAGTTTACAGAATGATGAAGAAGGGTTAAGAAAAATACGTGGGAATGAATGTTTTCTTCTCGCAAAACAGTTTTTAGCCGACCTTCCACTTGTCCCGACAGGAAACCTAACATACTTGCTAACTGAACAAATTCAGTTTGGTTTGTTAGATGGTGTGTGTGATGTTTCTGATGTTAAAAATCATTGGAAAGAGTGTTTGGATGTAGTTGAAAGGTATTTAAAGGATGTAGGTTATTGGCAGACGATGAAGTGAAGGGAGTGAGCATGTGATTAAAAAAGATTATCGTGGTAAGATTGAAAGTTGTGAAAACAATAATATAGGCGTTTTCTTTAATAACAAGAAAAGTGATTTATCACGTATAGAAGATTGCAAAACTTTAGTCAATGTTCATCCTAGAACAAAGACAGCAAAAGTAGTTAAGATTGTACCAAAGGAAAATGACTTTTTATATATTCGGAATCGTGCAGTATCGGCAGGGAATGTAATTGAACACGCTGATGGTACATGTGAATTAGTTCCAATTGAAGAATATTATAGGGATTTTCCAAAGTATTCTAAAATTTGTCGTAATGCAAATTCAAATGGTGATTTCTTTAGTCACGAAGAATTATTACGTACATATAAAACATTTATTGGTAAATCAGTATTTGTAGACCACGTAGATGAAAATGTAGAAGATGCAAGAGGAATTATTCTTGATGCAGTATATAATACAAATGGTTATTTTGTAGAACTTCTTGAAGCTATTGATAAAAAGGCTTTTCCACAGTTAGCGGCGGCAATCGAGAAGCGATATATTACAGATACATCAATGGGTTGCACCTGCGCTTGTGCAAGGTGCTCCATTTGTGGTAATGAAGCAAAAACAGAAGATGATATTTGTGAACACATTATGAACTATAAAGGGTTCACATATAATGGACTTCCTGTTTTTGAGGATAATCAAGAAGTAGAATTTTTTGAAGATTCGATTGTTACGCAAGGTGCTGACCCTGATGCAAAAATATTAGAACGTGTGGCAAGCAAGAAAAATCGTTCAAGTGAATTTATTCCTAAGTATTACAAGGAATATAAAAATCCATATCACGATGAAAAAAATCAACGTATGGAACAAAATAAAATTCAATCATTACAAGATAAATTAAATAATTTGCCGTGGTCATAAAAGAGAGAAATATCCTCTCTTTTTTTTTGTTTAAAACGCATGAAAGATACCGAAAAACTTATATATAAAGTAGTTAGTGAAAAATGTGAAAGGAGTTGTTGATATATGAAACGGTTGATTGCTGATAATACAAAAACAATAGAACAAATATTAAGAGGTTCGGCAAAAGATGGTCGTGAAATTCTCAAGGCACTTGAAGAATTTAAATTTAAGATTGAACAGTGTGATAATCTTTCGATGAATTCTGATATTAATGATAAAATTCATCAACATTACGATATGTTAGATAAATTAATGTCAGGGTTATATAGTATTTGTTTTGATTTAGAAAATATTAACCTAGTTCCACTGTATGATAATGAGCAGATTAATTTAAGTGACCAGTCTGACCCTGATTCTGCAAATGATGGATATGATTTAAATAAAGAGTTCCCTGCTGAACAGCCTGAAAGTGAAGAAGAAGAACCGACAGAGGAAGAAAACAACGAATCAGAAAACGAAGATGAAGAATCTTCAGAAGAGCATTCTATGCCTGATTTAGATGAAGAAGATAATAATTCAGAAGAAGAAAGCGAAGAGGAATAATGGTATTAAAAGTAGTTAAACCAAAGCCAAAACGTTTTAAAATTTCATATGCTATGCTTTCTAATTATGTTAAACAAGAAGAACCAAAAACTATAAAGACAGAACCGAAAGTTCAAAAACAAGAACAAAAATCTTCATTTGCTAGTGAATATGAAAAGATTGTCGATGAAGCAATTCGTAAGAATTTAGTTGATGAAGATGAACGGGAAATGAAGATAATTGAATTGGAATCACTGTCAAAAGATGAATTTGATAAATATGTAAAGTCAGTTAAAGATGAAGATTTTTTGGATATCCAAAATTTAGCAAACGATAATGATGATGATGAAAATTTAACAGAAGCAGAACGCGCATTGAAAATGATTCGTGGAGGCGGCGGTGGAGGATTGATGGCTGATTTATCAACAATTAATAATTCATCCGATGATGATATTATGGATGGATTTTCAGCAAGTACACATAGCGGTTCACGTTCGCTATCTTCAATAAAACACAGTGAGTTTGATGTTGAAGATTATAATGCATTTAATGAAGATAAATTCGTTGCTGATTTGTTAAGTGGAATGAAAAAGACAGGTGCATTAAACAATCAAGAAGTTGTTGTTCAGAAACCTGTTGAACAAAAGAAAGAATTAAATTCAATGTCAAATTTAAAGGGGCTAACAAAACCAATTGTAATTTCCGATACACAACAAACATCATCGACACATTCTTTGCAAGATGCATTAAACAATATTGATTGGTCTATGGGAGCACGTTGATGTTAAAATATTTTTCAAATGAATTTGATTGGCTTGTAGTTAAGAGAGACGCACAAAAAATTATAGATAACGCGATAAAAACATCTGACTTTATTGATGGTAAATATAGCAGGATATTTGCTAATAATTTAAAAATTTTTATAGGATGTAAAAATGTAGTGCTGACTAAATCAGGAACACAGGCGTTAGAATTATCACTAAAAGCATATGGAATCGGCAATGGTGATAAAGTAATTACAACACCTTATACATTTATCGCTACTATATCAGCAATTAAATCAATTGGCGCAATTCCTGTGTTTGTTGATATTAAACATGATACATGGAATATAGATGAAAGTAAAATAGAAGAAAAAATAACGAATGATGTTAAAGCAATTATAGCTGTAGATATTTTCGGAAATCCATGTAATTATAATGAATTACAATCAATTGCAAAGAAACATAATCTTAAACTAATTGCTGATAGTTGTCAATCACTTACTGCTGAATATGATGGTAAAAAAATTGGTAATGTTTGTGATGTGTCTTGCTTTTCATTTTATCCAACAAAACCGTTTGGTGGGTTCGGTGAAGGTGGAGCAATAGCTATTAATGATGATGAATTGTATAATACATTAAAAAAGTTAGTAGACCACGGAACAGATGGTAATGACAATTGTGTTGTTGATGGTACAAATGGTTCTTTTGATATGTTGCATGCAGTATATATTAATGAAAAAATGAAATATATCAATTCTGTGTTGGAAAAAAGAAATATCATTGCTAATCTTTATAAACAAATGAAAGGAATTACATTTCAAGCACAAGAAGAAAATGCAGTTAGTGCATGGTGTAGGGTACAAGCATATACAAAAAATAAAAATGTTATTGATTTAATTAAAACTATTTTTGAAACAAATAATCTATATTGCAGAGATATTTGTGATAATGAAATGTATAATACATTTAGAAACGAAAATATAGTATCTGCTGATGTTGCACATAACTCAATTAGTTTGCCAATATATACACATATGAATCTAAAAGATTTATCAAAAAGTATTGACGAATTTAATGAAAAGTTTGAAAATTGCAAATAAACAGTAAAAATACGTATATTTTAATAATGATTAACAGTGATATACAACAACTAATAATTTATTTGTTTTAGTTGTATTTCATAGTTGAAATGATGAAAAAAGAAAAGCGTAAAGCATAAGACACATTTTTTATATTTATACTTAACGATTCTTGCAATTATACCGTTTTATGCGAATGCGTTTCTTATAATACCAAAAATTTTATTGATTTTTATGGAGGTGTATCTTTCGATGGCAACAAGTAGTGCAGGTGGGCATTTTGTATTCGGCCCAACGTTTAACTCCACGCAGTATGTGCGTGCGGCTATTGAAGGTGCTATCAACGGATTTTATGACGTTGATGTTAACAAGGCAGAGGCACAAAACGGTGAACTAGCAGGTAAGATTGTCGCTATCAATGCTGATGGCAAGGTTGAACCAGCAGGTGCAAACGGTAAGGGTGCTGTTGGTCTTTGCCGCGATGACCTAAAGGATATGGTTAACGCAAGCGGTAAGGCTTCATTCTATATGCTCGGCATGGGCGGCGAATATCATGTTGCTGAATCTCGTCTCGGTCAGGGTATTTCAAGTTTTACAATTGGTACAACAATCACAAGCGATGCTAACGGCAAGATTGTTCCTGCAACAGGTACAGATAAGGTTGTCGGTACAGTTGTTTCAATCGGTGAATTCCGTCAGGGTAACATGTATGAATGGGCAGGAGAAGTCGCAAACGGCGGCAAGTTCCTCGGCTTCATTATGCACGCTTAATTAGGAGGTAATTAGATATGTCAATGACACAAGAAGAAAAGCAGAATCTAATTTCCCAGGCGATGGCTAGTGAACAAGGTCGTATGCAACTTGCAAGCGCAATGGCAAACCCAATTCGTACTTCACTAGACTATCAGGGAATTGCACGTAAGCTACTCGTAGTCGACCCACTACCACAGGGCGCACTACCTGTTTATGACCGCGATGTTGACGCAAAGGCGTTCACAGTTTCTAAGCGCGGTAATGCTCCAGAACAACTCATTGAGGGCGAACGTATCCAAGTTCCAACCTTTGAGGTTGTTGCTTATCCACAGGTACGTTTCTCACAGATTAAGGAACGTCGTTTCAATATCATCGACCGTGCGCAACAGCGTGCTAAGTCAGATATTATGGCAGTTGAAGATGAAACATGCTTCTCACTTATCGAAGCGGCTTCAAATGCAGTAAACCCTGTTACAACAGTTACAGGTGGTCTATCACGTGATGCTATCGCTTCTGCATTCCGCGAAGTCGAAAAGCATGACCTTGCTGTTACGAAGATTGTCATGAACGCACAGGCGTTCGCTGATATTCGTAAGTGGGGACAGAATGAGTTCGACCCTGTAACACAGCACGAAGTTCTACAGACTGGTACATTCGGTCGCCTTTGGTCAGCAGAGATTCTACTCTCCAAGAAAGTTCCTCTAAACACTGTTTATGTACTTGCTGACCCTGAATTCGTCGGTGTTATGCCAATTCGTCAGGATATTCAGGTTATTCCTGCTGACGATACACGCCGTCTCCGTGTCGGTTGGGTTGTTTACGAAGAAATCGGTATGTCTGTTGTCAACGCTATGTCCGTTGCAAAGATTAAGATTAACTAATATAAAGAACTTTTACAAAGGAAGCTATTATGGCTTCCTTTTTTTATATAATAATAAGAGAGAAGGTGATGTAATGTGAAACAGATATATGATTTTATTTGGGGATTTCAGAGTAAAACACATTATGATTTAAGACAATTAAGTGATGATTTGCAATTAGTAAATGCTAGATTTGTTATTCTATATTTTTCTATATTTGGCTATTTGAATTGTTTGCAATGGTGCATTATATATTTTTTTATTTGCGAAATGATTCGATTTGTGCTTAGAAGTTGTATTGAAGAAAAAAGACCCTGTTTTTCTGACGGATATGACTTTGAAAAAAAATTACATTTTAACCTTATATCAACAAACTCTTTCCCGTCTGGTCATGCTAACGTTACATTTGGAAGTGCGTTTTTTATGTTTTATGTATCTCCTGTTGTTGGATATATTGGAATTTTGTTAGCATTATTTGTTTGCTTTTTGCGATTAATTGTAAAATCACATTGGATTAGCGATGTTGTTTTTATAGTTATTGTTAATTTTTTTGTATGGTTATATATTGATATTACATACTTAGATTCTTGCGGGATAAATAATCTTCTTTTGAGGTAATAACATGTCAAAGATTAAACAAAAATTGAATGATACAGGTGTATGTATTATTGGTGTTGGATATGTAGGTATACAATTATCAGTGTTGTTTTCACAAAACAATATTAAAACGTATGGATTTGATATTGATACAGACAAAATTAATAATTATAAGAATGGTATTGATATAACAGAATATGCGACAAAAGAGCAGTTAGATAAAATCAATTTTGTTTCTGAATTGCCAAATGTTTCTATATATATTATTACAGTACCAACACCAATTCATACACAATCAAAACAGCCTGATTTAAGATTGTTAAGGGAAGCTACCGTAATGGTAGCAAAACATATTAAACAAGGTGATTTAATAGTATATGAATCTACTGTTGCTCCAAAAACGACAAGAAATGTTTGTATACCACTATTGGAAAAACATTCAAAAATGAAATTTGGTAATGATTTTTTTGTTGGATTTTCACCTGAAAGACTTCAAGCTGGGAAAAAGAATACGGAAATAACAGATAATGTCAAATTAGTGTCAGGGGCAAATGAAGCATCTAGCAATATGGTGTTTGATTTATATAACTCTGTAATACCAAAAAACAAATTGCATCGATGTGATTCTATGGAAATTGCTGAAATGGCAAAACTTATGGAAAATGTTAAACGAGATGTAAATATCGCATTGATGAATTATTTTCAAATGATTTGTTGTTCTTCTGATATAAAGTTTGATAAAGTTCTGAAAGCCGCTAGAACAAAGTCTAATTTTGATGACAATAGATACTTCCCTGGTTTAGTTGGTGGTCATTGTATTAGTGTAGACCCATACTATTTGATTAAATTTAAACATGATGAAGCGAATAATGTGCCGTCGCGTTTTGTATCATCTGCAAGAGATACAAATGAATCGGTTGCCATGTTCTTAGCATTTCAAATTCAACGTATGCTAAATCATAAACAACATGCACAGGTGACTATTTGTGGATTCTCTTTTAAAGAATATTGTGCAGATATACGCAATACAAAGATATTTGATTTGTATAATGTATTGAAAAATAATATTAAATATGATGTATATGTTTATGACCCAAAATGTGATAAAGATTTGGTAAAAAAAATATATGGAATCGATTTAGTCAATGAAATTCCTGATAATAATGATTGTATTTTTTTTGCATTAAAAGAAGAAGAATATCTAAAAATGTCATATAACAACAAACTATCAAAGGAAGGATTTATCTTTGATTATAAATATTTAGTTAAAGATATGTATCCGTTGGAGATTTTTGGTTCAACATTAGATGGGTTTAATAGTCATAATAAATTCCCAATTGACAAAGTGTATACAATGTAACAAAAGAAATACCTACTGTGATTTGTAGGTATTTTTGTTTTTGTTATTTTTATTTTAATAGTGATTAGATTTATATAGAGGTGGTGGAAAAATGGCTATTATTTTGCAATCTAAAGAGGACAATACGATTGCTCCATTAACGGATGAAGAAAAAGATTTAATACATAAATTACGTGCAATGTTAAAAGATGTTCCTGATGAACAATTTAGAAGTCTAAATACGTTGGTGGAAAAACAGCGTGGACAACGTTGGTCAGATGAATTGTTATTAATTTATCTGCAAATTGCGATGCAAGATATAAATGCAGAACCGCCATTTACAGTATATACAATAGGAACTGTACCAATTAGTTGGCATGGATGCGTATTGAATGGTGCGTTTATTATGGCTTTGTTTGGTGAAGCTGTTGTTCAGAATGGTGAAGCATTTTCATACTCTGATAACGGTATTTCATTGAATATAAATCAAGCGGCAGGATTTATGCAAATTGCACAAGCACTACATGGTGCATATAAACAGCAAAAAGAAAATATTAAAAAATCTATGCGTCCGAATGCAAGAGGATTAAAGAGCGCACCAGCTCCTATCAAAATCAGAAGCTACGCGGCCCGCCAATGGATTTATCGTTAATGTGTTGTTTAATAAATTTTATTTATGGTTTGTGATGGTTATTTGATTCAGAAAGGAAAATAATAATGCCTTGTAGTATTATAAAGTGTGAATGTTGTGGAAAGGAATTTATGCAAAACAACATTTTAAAAAGTTAAATATAAATACTGAGGATTTTTAAAAATGGTACAAATTGTAATATATTATCCATATTTAGATGGAACATCAACATCATTAATTGATATGTATTTTAACTTAAAACATTATATATCGGATGTTGAATGCTATGTTGTTATTGATACAAACGATATGAAACGTAACATTAGTTATTTACAACAATTAAAGAATAGTGTTCCTGATATATTTGTGTATAAGACAATTACAATGAATCAGTTATATACAAAACAATGGGATAAATTGATAATGTCTTTTGGTGTTTTTCGATTTATTGATTCACTACCGATGAACTATAATAATTTGTTTATATTAGACGCAGGGCGTATGATATATGATTATCACATGAATCATAGTAAACACATTAATTATATTAAAAGTTTATCGAATATTTCTATATATGGAAATAAAATGAATCAATTTCATTGTGATAATTTTGATAAATATTATATTTGGTATCATAAATTTAGTAAAGAAAGATTTGATTATTTAAAATGTTTAGAATCAAAACAAAAAGTAATATCAATGGAAGATAGGCTAAAAACAGGTAATATACCACTAGAAGCGTTATATTGCAATGAATTGTCTTATCATAGATATGACAAAATGTGGGGAAATGGAATCTTTAATTGTCAAGAAAATATAGGAAAATTAATTTTTGAATTTTCAGCGATGAATAAAAAAGTTGTTTATTCACCACAAAATAAGCAGTGCGATGATGGATTAACAGAGTATTTATCGCTATTTGGAATTAATGATAATGAGCAACAAGAAATACATATTACAGAAGAACAGTTGTTTGATGTATTAGGAATGAATTTAAATGATGTTATTTTAAAACATATAAGGAATGAATGGTAGATGGAGATTGTTTTTAAAAATCAAAAAGATGTAGAAGATTATTTTGGAAAAAGTAAATATATTGAAATTTGTACTGAGCCTGATATATTTAGTGAAGATGGAATTTTTCAGTTTTATAGTGATTATGTTCAAGGTTCAATCGATTGTGGACGTGGGTATGATGCATTTGTTTATATGAAAAATGAAGTCAATGCAAATGATTATGCGTCAGATATGCTTGATGAAGATGAGTTAAAAGATGAATATATTGCATTGATTGAAAGCGATATGAAACCTGATGATGAATTAAATGTTGAAGATTCAGATTTTGATTTTATTGCTTCACAAATGAGCGATGATGCTTTTGACTCTGAGATTTTTAAAAATAATTTTGATAATGCAGTAGAATCTGTAATGATTGAATTTGAACAAAATCGTGAGTTTAATGATTCAGAAGATGGATTTGAAAATGAAAGTATAGACGATGAAGAAGATTCGTATGTAAATAATCCGTCTGAACTTCTTGAGCATGATGATAAAGTAGGCGATGTTGTTTACATTGAAAATGATGCACATATAGATTATGATAATCGTGATTATGCATTTATATATATTGATGGCGAAATCTATTATAATGATTCAGATTCTAGTTTGTCGCATTCAGAATTGTTAGTAGAATATTTACAGGAACATGGTGAAGATGATAATATTCCTGAAGATATGTTAAACGGAAAAAAAGAAGATAGTAGACCAACAAAACAACGGCTACAACGTTTAACAGGCGGAGAAGATGTTGCATTTGGTCATGTAATGGACAATGTTGCTTATGTTGAAACACTTGTAGGAAGCGTCGATGCAGAAACAGTATCAAAGGCTTGCAAAAAACAATTGGATGTTGCGAAAGTGTATCAATTAGATACAGCACAACAATTAGTAAGACGTTTGGCTAAATCAATTAAATATCGAAGAATGATTTAATATATAATAACAATGATAAGTAGAAAAAATGTAATATTTCGTAATAAAATGCTATATTTTATAAATATTTTAAAAAATATACTTAACAAAACAAATTATATATAATACAATTGGAAAATAAGGAGGTGTATATATGAAATTTAG